TATATATATATATATATATAACTTATATATAATATACCTTTTCTCAATCTGACTCTTGAAGAGTCCGAGAGAGAGTGCCCTCGAAACAACATTAAGTTGTTGTTATAACCTTGTAATTTTAAACAGGAGATTGTCATTGGAAGCCTTGAAGAATGTAGCTGTATTTAACAACAAAGTAGTATCACTCAGCCCATATCGCAAGGCTGTGCCTCCGGGTAAGCGGTATCAGTATTGCCTAAGAGTTGGGAACTATCCACAAATAAAGCTTTATGTATCGAGCGACTTCCTGTATAATGATGCAAAGGAAGCGCACCTTGCGGCAGAGAGAGAGTGTGACAGGAGAGGATTCGATCAGATGAAAGCAACTATCTTTACTATGAAAAGGAACCAAAGATAAAATGAGATTAAAACTGAACCCAAGCATTAAGGTAAAGCCCGCTGAAGACATTATGGTGGGATACCTTGCTGCAAGTGTAGTAGAAAACGATTGTTGGAAGGAGGAAGTAGCTTTTATTGTAGACTCAATATATAGAACAGCTAAAGTGAACACGCCGGAAACTAACGTGCCTCTATATAAAGAAAACAAGAAGACACTAGAATCAGAATTCAAAGAAAAGAACGGCTTAAAACAGATGCCGGGTAAGTACAGGTCTGCCAAGTCTGTTATTTGCAGGGCTTTGGCTGCTGACATTGGGTTACTTGACACTGAAGGCAACCCAAGGGGGAAGACTGAAGTAGAAAGAGATTTAAAGGTAAAACATGACTATTTAAAGGTAAAACATGACTATATGGAGTTAGTTTTAGCAGAAGTGACAAGTAATCCAGACATGAAAGAAACTTCTGTGTATGCGAAATGTTTCTGGTGTGCTGACTATTTAAAGAATAATGCAGACACTTTGACTGGTTTAGAACGAGATGTGATTAGGAAACAATTAGCGGAGATTCCTAAACTATGAAAAGCAAGCTAAAGAGTTTATTCAAACGAGACTCAGGGTTACTTGATATATCCACCGTTCAGAAGTATATCGAGACAGTAACAAGTAATGCGGGACTTAATGCAAGGTTCGACGCTAACGCTACAGCACCTTGCACAAGCAAGAATACCTTAATCATACCTGCCTTTAATGGGGATGTGACTCAAGAAGATTTACACAAACTCAGATGGTGGGTACTGCATGAGTGCTTGCATCATGTTAAAGGCCCGGAGGCTTTTCCTATTGGAGAAAAGGAACTAGGGTTCGATGCTCGGCACAGCCCTCTTGCTGCTATATGGAACATCTTTGAAGATAATCGCATTGAGAAAGCAGGAGCAAAGGATTACAGAGGGGACAAGTTAATCTTGGATCAAGGGTGGCGAACTGTTCTTGAACAAAACAAGAAAGACCTTGAGCACGTTCTTAAAAACGCTGACGGTGAGATGCAAAAGATGGCAGCGGCTTGGTATTGTAATCTCAAGGCTAGAACTAAGTGGAGTCCTGCTGCTATAGAAATGGAAGCCTTGTTTGAGAAGCACATGACTCCCGGCGTGAAAGATTTAGTAGACAAACTTGATAAGAATGGAGTGACCGAAGAACTTGAAAACTTACATGAAGGTAGACCCGGCAGTAGAGCTAGTCTTAATCTAGCAAAGAGAACCTATGAACTCTTATGGGAAGAAGATGCTGAAAAGCATATCAAAGAGAAACAAGATGAGCGAAAGCAAGAGCAACAAGGACAAGGTAAGCCCGGAACGGATAAAGGAAGTGGCACACAATCTGGCAAGGGAACTGCTAAAGCCGGAGAACAGCCAAGTGACAAAGATAATGGCACTAAATCAAGTGACAATAAAGATGGGTCTAAAGGGGATGGAAGTGAGTCAGCTAATCAAGGAAACAAACTTGCACCTCCTGACGCTAAAGGAGAGACATGCAAGCTCCCAATAGGACAGATAGTAAGCTATGAAGTGTTTGTACACTCAGATCACATAGAACCCGGAGAACCGGGGGGAACTGGTATACAGTTGGACTACTCGGAGCATCGAAAGAAAGCATATAATAATGATTATATTCCTACTGATAACATTCATTGGATCAGGTATAGAACTAATACTTATTCACACAACTATCTAAAAAAACATGAAGATGAGTATTCCTATAACAAAAACCACAGATTAAATGAAATAAGAAATCACCACAGTACCGAAGGCATACCGGGAAAAGGGTTTGGTAATAAGATCAGGCAGCTACTACAGATCAGAAGCCAAGCACACTATCAAGGTGGAAAGAAACAAGGTAAACTACACTTTAAGAATGTGTATAAAGCAGGGACAGGTATAGCTTCTTATGAAGAACGGGTGTTCCGTACTAAGACTACATCAGACACACTTGATACTTGCGTAACTGTTCTTACTGATCTTAGTGGCAGCATGAATGGTATGAAGTTACTCAATGCTGTAGACAGTTCCATACTTCTTAATGCTTCAATAGCTAGAAGTCTTAGGATACCTGTGGAAATTCTTGCCTTTACTGAGTATGGAAAAGATACCTTTATAGGCATAGTAAAGGAACATGATGAACAGTCCAATGATGAGAAGATTATAGAGAACTTTGCAAGGGCATCAACCTTTATGTCAGCTAATGCAGATGGAGATGCTATTCTTTGGGCGTATGACCGCTTGAAAGATAAGAAACAAAAGCGTAAGATACTCATAGTAATCAGTGATGGCTCCCCTGCTGCAAGTAGAAGTGGTGATGCTTATGAATTCACCAAGAAGGTTGTAGCACAGATAGAAGGTGAGGGCTTTGCAGAGATATATGCTGTAGGTATTATGAATGACAATGTAAAAGATATTTACAGTGAAAGTGTTGTAATAAACAGGGCTTCTGAACTGGAAGCAGCGATCTTGACGTTAATCAAGAGAAGCATATTCAAATAGAAAAGGAGAAGAGTAATTATGCCAGCAACTACTGGTAGTGGATCATCCCTCAATCAAGAAGTAATGAATCGTATACTTGAGATGCGGGGAGAACAGGAAGCACCTAAAACACCAACACCGGAACCCCCGGAGCCTGAGTATCAAGTGCCGGAAGTTGTTGTTGGCACCGGGCAAAAGTTCTTTAAAGATATGTTTGGGTTTAAATCTCCTTCAGGAAGGGAACACGCTTTAAGGGTGTTCCAACCGGAAGATTGGCCGGATGAGGTGCGTTGTTTCATTCCAAAGTTAGACCCTCTGTATATCTGGCCGAAGGAGAACACGGAGAAGGTGGTGGCTGCTGTTCTTAATGGGGATAAGACACTAATTATTGGCCCCACTGGTTCAGGCAAGTCCAGCTTGATTAAGAATGTGTGTGCTATTCTTAACATACCATTTATCCGTATCAACTTCTTCAATCAGGTGGAATACTCAGCGGTGTTTGGTATGCCTAAGATCACTGGTGGTACTATGACATATGAGCACGGCCCTATTGGTATCCTTGGTACTTATGGTGGTGTCCTTTGCTTGGATGAATTCAGTTCAGCCAACTCAGATATTACCATGAGTCTTCAATATGTTCTTGAAGATCAAGGCCAGATTTATTTACCGGACTATCCCGGCCCTGCCTCTGAACGTATTATCAATCCACATGAGCACTTCAGGATTGTATGTACTGATAACACGGAACTGCAAGGAGATACTACTGGACGCCATGCTGGTACTAACGTCCAGAATACTGCTACTCTTGATCGGTTCCAGACAGTCATCAAGCATGACTATCTTAACAAGGAGCATGAAAGAAAGGTTCTTAAGAACGTAGCCCCGGAGATTCCTGATGGTTGGGTGAAGGATATGCTCACTCTGTCTAGTTTGGTTCGGGACAGCTACGAGAAGCAGAACATTGGTATCACCATGAGTCCTCGAACCCTTATTAATTGGGCAAGGAAGTCAGCATATTGGGGAGAACCTTTAATAGCCCTCAAGCTCTGCTGGTTTGATAAGCTCATCAACGATGACTGTAAGGTAGTGAATGAGTTTGTAATGAAAGTCTATGGAAAAGAAATCAAGTGATTTCAAAAGGAGACTAAGTAGTGACACCCACTGAAAAAACCAAAGCAACAATCGAGATCGAAGGGAAAGAGGGGGAGATGGTACTTACTATTACCTTTGATCCTTGTCCCCCAAAAGAAAAGAAGACTGAAGCACCCTTAGCCGCGCAGATTGCCATTGAATTAGTCCAGTCTTATAACATCAGGTGTATGGTAATAGAAGGCAAGCTCATGTTTGACAAGATAAGGATGCCACAGTTAGATGTAGAACACACACGCAAGGAGTTGGAAAGAGCAGTAGAGATGGGTATTAGTAGTTCCGTAACTAAACTTAACGCTATATTGGAGGAAACAGAAGATGCCGCGACCATTCCAGACAAAAGAAAACTTCATTGAATCAGCAGTACCAGAGCACTTGAAGTTAAGAGTGTCTCATCTGCATGACGGTAATAGTACACCGCATGACAGAAGGGGACATAAGTATGCTACTATTGCCAAGCTCTTCAGAAAAGAGGATGGTGACTTGATAGCAGAGGGTGTAGCTTATTGCTCAGATAGAGACGTACCGACTAGGAAAGTTGGACGCATGGTAGCAATAGGACGGGCACTAAAAGAATACTATTGTCCGAATCCGACACCGTTTTAATTGATTGAAAAGAGTGCTGCTAAAGCATTAGGGACTTATCGCCCCTTTAACCAATAGGGTGCACCTAGCTGTAGGGTTTATCGCAGAGTGATGGTCACTCAAAGATACAGCCACTCCCATTTTTAAGCAGCAAGACTGAGCATTACAAATTAGGTGGACGCACTGAAATCTAATACTTCTTTCTTGCTTTATTTTTGTAGTGACTAGTAGCTCAGTGGTAGAGCACCACCTTTGACATGGTGGTGGTCGTTGGTTCGATTCCAACCTAGTCCCATTTATTCCTTACCTATCGTCTAATCTGGCAGGACAGCAGCCTTTGAAGCTGTGAATCTACGTTCGAGTCATAGTAGGTAATCGCCCGACTAGCTCATCATTGGTAGAGCAGCGGTTTTGTAAGCCGTTGGTGCGGGGTTCGAGTCCTCGGTTGGGCGCCATATTTTAAAGGAGAAACCATGAGTTATTGTAGATTTAGTACAGATGATTGTAAATGTATGTTATATGTATATGCCCACTGTGATGGAGGGTGGGCTATTCATGTGGCAGGTAACAAAGTAATTGGTGATGTGCCTTCTGACGGTTGGAAACAAATGACAGAAGATAAAGATTATGTTTCCTATATTGAGCGCCACAACAAACAAATGGACTTTTTAAAAACAGCACCAAGAGGGCCGATTGGCTTGCCTTACGATGGAGAATCTTACTATCCACAAACTAAACAAGAGACTGTTGACACTCTTACAATGTTGAAAGATGCAGGGTACGTTTTCCCTTATGAAATCATAGAGGAAATAAGGAACGAAGAAGATGCGGTGTAAGGCGTGCAATAACATATTAAAACCTAGAGAAGAGTACGTTAATAAGAAGACTAACAAGTTGGAAGAGTTGTGTGGTGTATGTAGATCAGCCTCATTCAGTAGTGAATCAAGCATTGACCCGGTTGAGGAAACTATTGATAGCATTGAGGATTCTGAAGAAGCTAGTAAAGTTCTTGACGAGAGGGGTGAAGTGTGGTAAAATTATAAATATGAGACTTGATCCTTCTGAATTCATGGAACACGCACCGCTTATAAACGGTGCCCAAGTACATATCAATCACGAAGGGTGCCCGGAAGGGCTTGATAGAAAAAAGAGACTATATATTAAGAGATTGCCGGACAATACAGTTCTTGCTTATTGTCATCACTGTGGCTCGTCTGGTTATTATACTGATAAGATAACTAATATACACTCAAAGAATAGAATCCAAGCAATAGCTAAAGACCCAAAAGATTTAAGACTTCCTATTGATACTGAAGTCAACCAATCTGTATGGCCCACAACAGCTAGAGCTTGGCTTCTTAAGTATGGTATTACTGAAAAGGAGATTAAGAATCATGGTATCGTTTACAGTCCTTCTGTTGATAGGCTTTTGTTTCCTATCTATATGGATGGCAATTACGTTGGTTGGCAAGGACGTTCTTTTGCTAAAGACGGAGATGTTCCTAAGTACCTTACTACAGTGGACTCTGATAATCCTAGTGGGAACTGTGGCGTTTATAAACATGGGCTTGATTCATCTACAGCAGTTCTTGTTGAAGATATTATCTCGGCAATTAAAGTATCAAGAACGACTGATGCAATCGCCCTCCTTGGATCACACCCAACCCCCGAAGTAATTAACTGGATAGCCAATAGATACAAGAACACATACATCTGGTTAGATAATGATAAACCAGAAGTAATTAAGCAACAGAATAAACTAGCTAGTCTATTTAAAGTGTTAGTGTCTGGAAGAGTAGAACTTATACTTACTAGTAAAGACCCCAAAGACCATTCAGATAATGAGATTAAAGGATATATAAAATATGAGTAAAAAGCATGAGCCAAAATCAGGGGATGTTTATTTATATTCATTTGGTGTTGGTTCACATAAAGCCCTAGTTATAGTTTGTTCAAATAAAGATGGATTACAGTTAGCTTGGCTTGCTAATACCCAAAAAGATTTCTTTTTCTTAGGTGATTCCTTTACTAAATCAGTAGAAGAAGAATTAAAAGATTCAAAATTCTTATTTAATCTCAATGGAAAGACATTAGAAAAGTTTATACTTGAATCGGTAAGAGAAAATACTGATGAGTAAAGAGAAGCCAACATCCGGGGATGTGTTTAGACACAAAGCATTAGGTTGGTCTGTACTTTTAGTAGGACACAGAAGTCCAGAGGAACCATTAAGTAGGGTTTTCTTTTCCCTATCAGATAGGAGTTTTATTCTAACCAAAGAGGATGAATGGGACTTGATTCATCTACAGAGGGATTTTGATTTCGTTGGCAATCTTAATGGTAGCGTACTTGAAGACTTTATCTCAAAGGTTATAGAACATGAGTAAAGAGAAACACAAGAAAGGAGAATTTAATAATGTCCCTTGAACTAAAGGATGTAAAACCCGGAGATTTGCTTTGTTATGGAAATAATTGGTATATATTAATTGTACAAGACCAACAAGGAAACAATAAAAATCTCAAATATGTTTGGATCAGTGGTAATTCTAAACCACAGTATTTTGATACTCAAGGGTTCAGACTAGGACACAAAGAGTCATACCAAGGACTAGAAGAGACACTTAAAAAATGTGTAAAAATTACATCTTTCAATATAAAAAATCTAATAGAGGAACTAGAAAAACTAAAACTAAATGCTGACCGAACTTGATCTTCTCCATGTCCTTAAGAACAAAGCTAATTATTATAGGTTTAAACCCTTTCTTAAAGAGCATGCTCTTACTAACCAAGGATCACAAATAATAAAAGACATTGATACTTACTTCAAAGTCAATCCTACTTTACTAGACCTTGATTGGAACACCTTTGGTACATGGTTTAAGTTAGTTAAGAACTCTAGTCTTAAACAAGCTGACCAAGATATATACACTAAGATATTTACTAACTTGCAAGGAGCAACAACAAGTGCATCCACTAAAGAAATACTTAATTATTTTGTGGCTCTGGATTATGCAGCCCAACTACTTGATTGTACTAACAAGTTTATATCGGGAAAATCCCTCGATCTATCGGAAATACCAACCATTATGGGGGCTTACGAAAATGAAGTGGAGAGAGCGACCAAACGCCAAGATAATTTTAGTAAGACAAAACTGAGTGAAGTTATAGATAAGACTTTCCGTAAAGATGGGCTTGAATGGAAGCTTGAAGAACTTAACATATCAGTTGGCCCTCTCCACAAAGGGGACTTCATAGTAATAGGAGCACGACCAGAGACAGGTAAAACATCTTTTGCTGTAGACCAGACCTGTCACATGGCTACACAACTACCAGTTGATGATACTATTCTTTGGATAAACAATGAAGAACAAGGAGAACGCATCATACTCAGGGCGTATCAAAGTGTACTCAATCTTGACCTGAAAGATATACTAAAAGATGAACCAAAGTCTTCAAGTGACTATGTAAAGAAGATGGGCAAAGAAGATCGTATTAAAATAGTTGATGACCCCTCTATATCTGTACATGATATAGATAGAATCTGTAAAGAACTAAAGCCTAAACTAATTGTTATCAATGTACTTGATAAGTTAGTTGGGTTTGAAGGGGAGAAAGAGGTTGATAGGTTTAGAAAGCTTGCCCAATGGTCAAGACGTTTGGCTAAGACTTATGGCCCGGTGTTTGCTATAGCTCAAGCAGATGGTTCAGCAGAAGGCCAAAAGTGGATATACAAAGATCAACTCTATGGCAGTAAGACAGGACTTCAAGGAGAAGCAGATGTGATTATAACAATGGGCGCAGTAAATAACCCTCTATTTATGGATACTAGATTCATCCATGTCCCTAAGAACAAGTTACCCGGTGGCCCTAGATTTGACCCTAAGAAAAGACATGGGTATTTTGAAGTGGGTTTTGATGTAGAAAAATGTCAGTTTTACAGTAAAAAAGGAAGCCCATAATGACTAAAGAAACATTTAATACCATAGTAACTCTTGATGTAGAGACTACTATGAAGAACACTATTGGAAAGAATAAAGCCTCACCATTTTGTCCTGATAACTATATAGTTATGGCCGGATTAAAAGGGTACACTTACACAAATTCTCCGGTCACAGCCAATAGTATTATCACTACAAGTAAAGCAAATAAAAATGAATATTTAAACAAAACCTTTAATATAGTTATAACCCCTGAATATAAAGTAAAAGTATCTGTGGTTATAGGACAAAACATTAAGTTTGATTTACACCATGTTCGTAAAGCCAACGCCACTATTCATAAAATTCCTTTGCAAACTTGGTTAGTTGAGAATAAAATATGGGACACACAATTAGCGGAGTATCTTCTTACAGGACAAGACCATAAATATGCAAGCTTAGATGCCATGTCAATTAAGTATGGGCTTCCTATAAAAGATGACAAAGTAAAAGAGATGTTTAAAAAAGGTATAGGGGCTGATGGTATTGATGAGGATATCTTAAAAGAATATCTTGAGCAAGACCTAACCAACACAGAAGCAATAGCATTTAAGCAAATGCAAGAAGCTTACGACAAAAAGAAACTGCCTCTTATAGAATCTATGATGGATGCCTTAGTAGCTGTTGCTGACATGGAATATAATGGTTTGGCTATTGATCCTTCTCTTCTAAAAGACCTAAAACAAAAAGCAGAACAAGAAGTTGATATGCTTGAGATAGATGTTGTTAATGAAATCAAGAAGTTACTACCTATACTTAATGCCTATATTATTAATATAGATAGTAATAAACAGTTATCAAGTATATTGTTTGGTGGAGCCATTGACTTTGATACTACAGTACCTACTACATTAAAGAATGGAAAGACTAGAAACAGACATATTAAAACACACGTATCTCTTCCACAACAGTTTGATGGTGAATCTTTCTCAGAACCAAATGCTAACGGGTTTAAAATAGATGAGGAAGTTTTAAATAAAGTAGAAAGAATATCTATTATTTCGAGTAATAAATTACAATGGTCTCCTATAATTAAAGACCTTCTAAAACGTAAAAAGATAAAGAAAGAACTCAATACTTATTATGAAGGGTTGAGTGAGTTGATATTCCCTGATGGTCTTATACACCACAATATTAATATGTGTTCTACTGCAACGGGCAGACCATCTTCAGACAACCCAAATAGTCAGAACATACCAGCACATATGGATAGTGATGTAAAGAAACTCTTTGTTAGTAGATGGGGAGAGGATGGCATGATTATATCTGCTGATTATAAACAGATAGAAATCATAGCTCTGGCTTATCTCAGCCAAGACCCACAACTAATAGATGATATTCTAAATGGCCGGGATATACATGAAGAAGTTGGTAGGGCATACTATGGCAGAAGCAAAGCTGTTATAACCAAAGATGAAAGACGAGTAATAAAGACAGTAAACTTTGGTCTTATCTATGGAGGCACAGCTAACAGTCTAGCAGCACAATCAGGACTACCAGCAAAAGAAGTCAAGAAGATTATTGATGCCTTCTATAGTAGATACAATAAAGTTGCTACTTGGCAACATAACAACATAGATAAAGTCAATATGTCTAGGTCATACAATGGGATACTACACACCCCATCAGGACATCCTTCTGGTACAGGATATTTACACAGCACCACTGGACGAGTATACACCTTCCAAGAAAAGGACAACCCTTTTAGGCGGGGAGAAGTGAACTTTAAACCTACAGAGATAAAGAACTATCCAGTACAAGGATTTGCTACTGGTGACTTGGTACTGACCATGACTGGTGTTCTTTGGAGAATGTTACAAAGTAATAGTAAGTTTTCTACTGACTGTCTCATGGTTAACTTAGTGCATGATGAATTAGTCTTTGATTGTAAAAAAGATTTAGTACACACAGCTATGCACTTTATTAAAACCACATTAGAAGACACACCTAAGTATATGAAATCTATATATGGAATTTATTTAGGTCTTCCAACTAAGGTAAAAGTTACTTGTGGAGACAACTGGAAAGAGCAAAAAGTAGTTGCTATTTAATAGTAAATGTGTTATAATTTTCTATGAATAAGAATTCACAAAAAGACAAAAAGAACAAACTAAAAATAATATTGATAGAACAACTTGGTGGTAAGTGTGTTGATTGTGGACAGATGCCCCATATTGTAGCAATGGACTTTGACCACGTTGATCTAAACAAAAAACAATACAATATATCTACCTTAATAAATAGAGCAATACATGGGGAAGAGAAATGGATTTTTCTATTGGATAAAGAAATCAAAAACACAGTTCTCAGGTGTGCTAATTGCCACAGAATAAAAACATTTATTAATCAAGATATAATTAAAGCTAGAAAAAATCATAATGGTGGAAGAAAAAAGTTTTTATTTCAATAGTAAATTAAAAGGAGAATTAAAATATGTTAAATGTAAGTGGTGTAGTTAAAGGTGTGTATAGTAACCCAGTCACAACCAAGTTTGGTCAGAAGAACGTGTGGGACTTGCTTTTGGACGACGGTAATTACTATAAACATGGATTTAAGAAACCGTCTGTAGAGGTCGGAGACAGCGTTACTATTACCTATGAGGTAGGTAAGTATGGTGATGAGATTAAGAGCCTCTCAAAGGCCTCTGTAGGAGCTTCTAGCTCTACTCCTGTAGAGGTTGGTGGGCCTATTAATAAGATTACTTCTTACCCTATTAAAAATAGTAAGCCTTTCCCTGTGCCTTTTGACAGTGGAGAACGGGCTATTATCAGGCAAAACAGCTTGACTAATGCAAGGGAATTGGTTGTTGGTATTATACAACATGACACCCCAAACAAAGAAGAGTCTTCTTGGACTTCTAGGCAAAGTCAATATGAAACACTAGCTAATGAGATTCTTAGAATAGCTTACATATTTGAGGAATACTCTAGTGGGGACAGGGAGGCCAAGGCTGTAGATGCAATATTCGACAAGAACAAAGCTACTAAAGCTAAGAAGACTAAACCTGAGCCGGGGGAAGATGCCGTTGCCTTCTAACAAATCCCCTGATACTTTAATCAAGGACATTAATAAGCTTCTTAATAATGTAGCTGCTGGTAAAGGATGAACCTTAGCTTCTGATAAGTTGGCTGAGTTTGGTTCTAATGTGGCTATGAAGCTTAATGATGCTTTGATAGGGCGGGGTAAACGTAAACGTCCTCCTAAAACTCTTTATATGTCAGAGGTAGGGAAGCCCTGCCGTAGACAGTTGTGGTATGAAGTGAACAGGGACACCAACACCTTTGATGTAGAGAAGTTGCCAGCTAACGCCATTGTCAAGTTCTTATATGGTGACATCCTTGAAGAGTTAGTTCTTATTCTTTGTGAACTATCCGGCCATGAAGTAACTGATAAGCAGAAAAGCCTTGAGATGAAGTTGCCTAATGGGTGGGTGTTGCGTGGAAGGATTGATGCAAAGATAGATGGTGAGATAGTAGATGTAAAGTCTGCTTCTACTCAATCCTTTGTTAAGTTCACTAAAGGTGTAGACAGAACCAATGATCCCTTTGGTTATATACCACAACTACAAAGTTATAATGTAGCGGCTGATGTAACAGCCGGAGAGACTACATCCTTTATTGCTATTGATAAGACTACTGGTAATATTGTAAGAGACGAGCACAAGGTAGATAGTCAGATCAAGTCTAAGAAAGACTTGCAAGATTTAACTGCAACTCTTGAGGCTAGTAACCCTCCACCTAGGCAGTTCAATTCAGTAGCCACATCCTATGGTAATGAGTCCTTGGGTCTTGAGTGCTCTTACTGTCACTGGAAGCATGAGTGTTGGAAGGATGCTAATGGTGGAAAGGGTATTAGAACCTTTGTATATAGTCGTAAGCCAGTCCACCTTGTAAAGATCAAGAAAGTACCTGATATGGTGGAGTTAAAGAGAGATGAAGAAGAGAAACTCCAAGAAGTCTAAGTATCGTAGTAAGTTTGAAAGGGCTACAGCAGAGTTTTTAAGGACACAACTGGTAGCTTTTCAATATGAACCTAGACGTGTAGCATACACTAAGACACACTTCTATACACCAGACTTCTACCTAACTAAGAAAGGCATCTTCATTGAAACAAAGGGAAGGTTCACTTCAAGTGACAGGACTAAGATGGAACAGGTCATTGAGGAACATCCTGAACTAGATATAAGACTGTGTTATGCGGGATAATTATTTATATAAGGGAAGTAATACTAAGTATAGTGACTGGTGTGAAGCAAGGATGATTAGATATTGTATAAAGGAGATTCCTAAAAGTTGGTTAGGCTAATATGCCAAGAAAAAAAGAATCTGAATTGTTATACAGGAAATCAGAAGAACGTAAAAAGGCAAAAAAGAAATACGATAGTTCTGTAAAAGGAATCAAAACAATGAGACATTATCATTTGACTAGAAATTATGGAATGACTGTAGAAGACTATAATAAACTGGTTATTAACCAAGACGGAAAAAATGCGCCATTTGTGGTACAACCAAGTCTGGAGGTTTTAGTGAAGCTAGAGGATTAAACAATTTTCAAGTAGACCATTGTCATAATATTGGAAAGATCAGAGGACTATTGTGTACAGAGTGTAACTTTGGTTTAGGTAAATTTAAAGATAGTAAAGAGCTTCTACAAAAAGCTCTAAATTATTTAGAGAAAGGAGAAAGGAGAAAGTAATGGCTGACGTGAGTTTAGTCATAGGAGATTGCCACACTGACCCAAGCCAATTAAAGAATGATGGCTTGAGGCGATTCAGGTGGCTTAATAAATTAATATTTGACAAAGCTCCTAATAGGATTATAATAATGGGAGACTTTACTTCTTTCTCTAGCCTGTCTGCTTGGGACAAAGACAAGAGGCGTAAGATAGAAGGACGTAGATATGAGAAGGATATTGATGCAGCAAACCAAGCACTTGATTATTTATTGAAAGGCACTCAAGATATAAATGACTTGGATCAACCTGATTTAATCTTCTTGAAGGGAAACCATGAAGAGTGGCTTGATAGGTACATAGATATTGACCCAACCTTTGATGGTCTTCATTCAGTAGAAAAGGATATGAAGTTGTTTGAACGTGGGTTCAAAGTAATTAAATACAAGGAAGACTACATCCATAAAGGTATGAGTTTTACCCATGTGCCTATAATGGCTAATGGGAAACCTGTTGGTGGTAAGTATGCTACCAACAAAGCCCTTGAAGTGTACTCTAATAGTGTGTGCTTTGGGCATACCCACAACTTTGATGTGGCTGCTGTGCATAGAAAGAATAGCACCAGCCTACAACAAGCTATTAATTGTGGTTGTTTCTTTGAGCACATTGATGAGTACGCCCAAGGTTCTATGACTAACTATTGGCGTGGTGTGTTGTTACTAGATCACTATGACACTAATAGAGCAGACATTGAACAGTGGAGTATGGGGCGATTGAAACGAGTGTATGGAAAATGAAATTTAAAACATGGGATGGTTCTGATTTAATTGGTATTTGGGAAGTGTCTTTAAAGATTGATGGTGTCAGAGTTGTGATTAAAGATGGAAAGGCTTTAAGCAGGGCAGGAAAACCCCTATACAATGTGCCCAAACTACTTGATGGGGATTATGAGGTGTTCTTAGGGACGTGGGAAGGCAGCATAAGTGCCACAAGAACCAGAGATGCTACTATTATAAAGGACACTGAAATATATAGTCTTGATCCTATAGATAAAAGATTGCATTGTGGAAAATATCTCAATCCACCAAAAGAAATTATAAAAAGAGACATGCTAAAAGCTGTGTCTATAGGTTATGAAGGACTTGTTCTAAGACAAGGAGATGTTAGACTCAAAGTAAAACCCACCATAACACATGATGTACCAGTTATAGGCATACAAATGGGGACTGGAAAATACGTAGGAAAAGTTGGAGCTTTAGTCACTGATATGGGTAAAGTAGGCACAGGATTTACAGACAAAGACAGAGTGGGTTTATTAACTATTGACATAGGGACTATTATTGAAGTAGAATCAATGCAGCTAACACCAAATGGTAAATTTAGACACCCTAGATTTGTTAGGGTGAGATACGACAAATAAAAGGAGATAGAAGATGGCACGAAAGAAAAGTAAATTCTGTACAAGTTGTGAGATGACGTTTATGGGTAATCACGTATGTACTGGTCTCAATAGGAAAGTATTATATGATGATCCTGTGATGCTTGATATTGTAAAGGGTGTTGTCCGTGGGCCTGATAGTGGTCAGACCCAATTTGATTTACCGGAACCGGGTGATGTTAATAACTCTGGCGGAATATAAAGAACAACTGAAAGAGTTGTATGATCCAGATGAACTGGTAGATATTCTTTCTATCAGTTCTGAGAATTTGATTGATATGTTCCCTGAGAAGGTAGTTGAGAAGTTTGAGTTGGAGTATGATCGGATAGAACCTTGTTCAAGAGAGGATGAATGAAACAAGAAACTAAGTGCAATTTAGGATGGAAAAAAAGAATGGA